TGTACCTACTTGTACATAATTTTCCCAACAAGGATCATCTTCACCTTTTTCAAGAGGTTCAAACTTATTTGGTTTTATATCTGATAATCCAAATCTAATGTTTCTAATAATTTGTATTCTATCTGTTTTCATATAAGTAAATTTTATCATAGTTCTGAGTTAACATATCTGTTAATGTCATATGAGGTATTTTATTATCTTTTCCAAAGTCACTCATTAAAATCCTTGTGACATATACCACTTTATTAAAGGGTGTAAGTTCTTGTTCTGTAGGTCTGGGTAATATCATAATCCACTATGTTTTTTTAATTTTTTATTCTCATTCATTAAGTTCTCAACCTTTGTTTCCAATTGTTGAATCTTAATGTTAAGTTCGTGTATTTCCTGTTTAAGGTCATCTATAATGTTTTTATACAAACCAATAGATAACTCAAGGTTTCTAAGAACTTGGTTATCAGTCTCCGCATCACTTCTTCTCTTACCAACAAAGAATGCAGCAATACCAGTTAATACGTTTGATATAAGTAATAATATTTCTGTATTCATATTAGTAGCAGTCTTGACAAGGAGGTGATGAGCTTTCAATCTCCGAGTATGATTTTATATTACTGTTCATCAATCTTCTCTTACCATAACCTGTTCTAGTGGTTGTGTTAAGAACAATTGGTGAAGAATACTTGCTAGATTTGTCAGCTATCATCCCGTCAGTTGTTGTTTGTGTTAAGTAATCAGGGAATAAGTTTTGACCTAAACCTGTTAACAAGTAATCTTGTAATCTTTGTTGATAGAAATCTGAACGTTGTTTTTGTATACCTCTCAAGTATTTCATTGTTTCAATATCAACACCGTTTCTACCACCTTCCAATCCTCCAGGTTCAACGATACCAACGTTCATTGTACGTAAGTGTAAATGAGGTATCATCTCAAAATAAGCCGTCTGAATAAGATATGGACTGATATAATCATTTACCAATGTTAATTCATTGTTATTGAATGTATTACCTGTTGCAGATACTTGAGATAATAAATGATTATAAAATCTAGTACCCAATAAATTTTGTAAGTAAATATCTTGGGCTATACCGATTTCAGCTCTAATTGCTTGGATGTCTACATTCTTGTTAATGTTGGTAAAGGCCTTAATTTTATTTTCGGATATTAATAGTACGTTAGCCATATTATTCTTGTGTTGGTTGAATTGGTTTATCCTCAACTATTGGTTGTTCAATAACATCACCAACTTCATATATTGATAGAGGTTTAATTTCGAATGATGTAGGTACTTGAGTCTTCATACTAACCAATTTATCAAAGGTTGGTAATAATTCTTTTATATACGGTTGGATGATAAATTTTCTGAAGTATTCAGAATGGTCTATAATTTCGTTTCTAGACCCTAATTTACCTGCGGTGGATATACCATATAGCTCACCACTAGAAACTCTGTGTGCGGACAGTATACTACGTAATACATCGTCATATATACTTTGGTAATACCCATCGGAAGATGCTGCCGGAATTTGTGTGATATGTGGTGCTAATTCAGGACTTTCGTTGAATGATATGATTGGTCTACCTGCGTTATTAACTGAGGTATATTGTTCTTCTAATGCTCTTGTAATTATACGTTGCTCCTCAACCCCTGGGATACCATTGTTCATAGATATAAAAAGTGATGGCAACATTCCGTTCTTTAGATTGTTTGCGTGAAATTCTTTTATGTTTACGTCAATCTCGATAGCAGCAAGACCACCAGAATAATCCGGTTGTGGATAGTAACTATTATTTGGACTGTATTGTTTGTAATAAAAGACTTGAGATGCATCACCGTCTTTTTGATTAAATGTATCGTATTCTTCAACAGGGAATTTTTTGATATTGCCCCAATCAGCTGAGTAATAATATTTTTCAATTTCATCAGTTTCGTGATTAATTTTACCACATCTAATTCTTGAGAAGTCAATGTGGTAAATCTCAGCAATAGTTTGTCTATCACGAGACCAAATAACGTTTAATGCATAACCCCCAAATATTAATAAGTCTAGTGCACATTTTCTGTACACATCCATTACATTATCTTTTGGGTTGATTAAGTTTACTGTAGCCATTGGATTGTTTAATGAAACAATTCCATCACCACATATTTGTTCACGTTTAGAAGTGATTACCGCTTTGTGTATTGCACAGTTATTATATCTTGAGATTAGATATTGTGGCATTTGATTGTTTTCTCCGTATAGGACCCAAGGTCTTCTATCAAATAATTCGGAGAAAATAGGTAAGAATGGTTCTTGTCTAAAGTTCATTCTACCCAATTGATATTTTTGTTTTTCTTCACTCATAGTTAATCTTGTATATATATAAAGTTGGAGTTATCTTCGTCAGCAGATATATATTCAACAAACGAATTATCTTCAGTAGTTCCTTCTAATCTTGCCATACCTGTATAAACCAATTGAGTTCCATTACCAAATATTTGTAATTGGTATTGTCCCTCGTAATTTAAGTCTTGACCAGCATTTTGAAAATTTAAAATAATCTCACAATATCTATCGTTTGACGCATAAACTTGTGCATTAGATGTACTAATGGTATAACTTTTTATCTCTTGAGATAAAACGTTTGTAAAGGTTAATGTATAACCAGTATAGTCTGTTCTTGAATTATTATTGATATTCAACACTAATTCATTCTGTATTCCTTTTTGAAGTATAAGCATAGTTAATACCGTATATAGTTAAATATAAATAATTTTGTTTTGAATTGGTAGCAACAAAAAAAAGGGTGGAAAGCCACCCTCTTTTTAGATAGAATCTATAGATAATTTACACCAACAAAGATGTAAGATTAACCTGAAATTGTAGCAGGAGCTACGAATACTGCAGCAATTAAGGCTTCAGGAGTTGTTCCTGTATAACCCGTTGGTCCAGCTAAAACTCTCGCTGGTTCTGCTTCTTGTGCTTGAAATGTCATTGTAAATCCGTTCTTGTCCCCAAGTGCTTGACCTGAAGTCGCATCACCTGCTGATAAGAATGAAAAGTTAGTTTGACCCAATACATACACAGTATCATTTTGGTCAATTGCTACAATTTGTAAAGTATCATTTTGAGATAATACTTTCAATTTATCTCTTTTTGCAGTATCATACTTGTAAAGAGAAATCATTAATTCCGTCTGGAAGAAAACGCTGCCATTTTCATAGCTCTTATTTAGTGTTTGAGTGAGTGATGAGACCCCTCTTTTTAATTCAAAACCGTATAAGGTAGTACCAGTAGTTGATGTGGCTCCAGTAATAGAACCAGCGGTATTATATGTGTAACCAGTTACTTCACCGGCACCGCCAACTATATATACTTTGCGAATTCCCCCTATACTGTCGCTACACCCCAATTGTTCACCTGATGTTATATAACAACTCATAATATTGTATGTTTAATTTTTTTTGTTTATTTTTTAAATAAGGGGCCTTTCACCCCTTTGGTTTTTTACATCTTTATAATACTAAGCGATGTTGTTAGTTGCGAAATAGTTAACTCCTGAGAATGTAACTAGGGCCGCACCATAGTTGTAGTTTGATCTTATACGAATTTCGTCATTATCACGAGACCACCATAAGTCAATTTTTTCTGAATCACTACTTAATGCATCAAAACCAACCACGAAGTAATCAGCTGGCCCGATAACTACTTTACCAGAACCGCTTAAACCTAATGTAGGATAAACTTTAACTGTTGAGTTTGGATGTACTGCGAAAGCGTTTGCTTCACCACCAATAACTGTAGAGTTACCAATGTAGTTAACGAAGAAGTTAGCTTTAGTTAACGCAGAAATATATAGTCGGTAGTTGGCATAACTCATAAAGCAAACCAAATTTTCGATAGCTTGTGCGTTGTCATCTAAAACAGAGATTAATTTTTCTACCTCAGTGATCGGATTTCCGGCTGATCCATAAGCTGCAGAACTTGAGAATGTTGTACCAGTTGAGTTTGCAACACTAGTTGCTCCTGTTACGATTAATGATTTGAAACCTTGGAAACAAGTAGTTCCAGTAGTTGCTTGCCATAATTGTTGTTCAATTCTTTGTTGAATTTTCTTTACATATAATTCAGCAATTTCTAATTCGAATGGTACAGACTCTTCAGTTTGTCCTTTTTGTAAAAGTAATGACTGATAAGTTGAATATAACTGATCAGGACATAAAGCTTCATTTACACGTTCTGGACACACTGTTAATGAGATTTGAGAGAAAGTTGTTGTTCCACTTGGAGACCATCCACAAGCTCCTGATTGGAATGCTGGATTGTTGTCCATAATTTGAATTTGCTGAGTACCTTTGATACCTAGCTTTACATTTGCTACTTTAGCTGTTGTACCACCTACTAATGCTTTCATCATCAACTCAGTTGATGTTTGATCTGTAAAACCGGTGATAGAACTAACTACGTAACTAAAATCTTCTTTTGAATAATTTTTCATTTGATATTTAATTTTTGTTTTTTTTATTTATTATTTTTTCTTAAATTCATAATTGCCGCTATTCTAACGTCATCTGAATTTACTTCTTTATTGAAATCAACCTTACCGTCAGAAATTTTCTTTCCCGCTGGTTGTTTTTTGAAAGCCTCAAAATCTGATTGAACAGATTCCATTTTCTCTTTCATTTGTTTCATTCCCTCTGCTAAAGATTTAATTTCTTCTAACACAGGAACGATTGCTTCAACGATAGCTGCTACGACTGGTTCAGCAATTGGAGCTACTTCAGAAGGTACTTCTACCTCAACTGATTCTTCTTCCATTACTTCCTCTTGCATTGCTTGTTCTTCAATCTTAACGATAATACCGTCAGTTGTTTGTACTTTCATACCACCTTCTACTTCGTGGACACCATCTGGTGCAGGAACTTCTCCTTCTTCAGTAACAACCATAACTTTAGCACCCTCCATAAGAGAATCACCCTCAATTTTGATAGCAGTCCCATCGATTAATTTAGCATCAATAAAATTCTCAGCCTTTGGTTCAGAATCGGAAATAAAACCGAATTTCACCATAAGACTCTTAATTTCTTGAATAGCCGTTTTTGGATTTGACATAATCTACTTTGTTTATTTTTGTTTATTTGTTTATAACCTATATTGTTAAATATAAAATTCTATATATATTCTCATTTTATCTTAAAAATAATGTGGATAACTATGTGGATAACTATGTGGATAACTTTTTTTTGGTAGTGTCAAATATTCTTTTTAACTTTGTGGAACAAACGTTAAAAGTCGGGGACAGGATAAAATCTGAACATAAAATAAGATGACACAAAAAAATTATCTTCAAAAAGTAACCACCTTTTATTCAACAAATAAAGAAGGTATTTACAATGATTACTTAGATACAGACACACATAAGAGGAAAGACATTCCTTATGAATTGTTTGTTATCGCAATCTGTGATAGTGGTAAAAAACCATACGCAAAAGATATGTACGAATGGTTTAGTGAAAATCATCTACTATTAAAAGATAGATGGAAAGACCATCAAGAAAAATATGACTTATTTGAGTTTATGTTAGAACTATATAAAGAAGTAGTTTAAACAACAAGGGTCCCGTTTGGGACCCTTTTTTAATACTTCTTTAGTATCTCAGCAACTTCTTTAAGGAACATCTCTTCTCTACAGAATTGTGCAACCTCTTCGAAATAACCAGAAACCGAAAATCCGTTAAGCTCCTTATCCTTAATTTTTTGCCAAACATCATCATTACGAACCTTCATAGCTACCATCCAGGTACCCTTAGGGACACTAAATCCATAATTTTTTGACTTATCGTGTTCAGGATCTTCAACAATCCAACTCTCAATAACATATACATCTGACGCAGCTTTACCATTGTGTTCGGTATCATTGTTATCAATGTATTTGTTTCTCATATACTTCTCAGAAATCATACGGATAGTTTGTTCACTAAAGAAAACTTCATATGGGTCACCATTTTTTGTCTTTCTAAAAATACGTAAATCTGGTAGCATCGCTGGCCCAACAACGATACGTTTTTCTTCTGAGTCAATGGCGAATTGTTGTTTGGACATTTCTTGCTTCTTTTTCTTTTTCTTTCTGATACCCTCGTCAACAAATGGTGGAAGATTGTTATCATAACCTAATTCGTCTTTTAGATATTCTTCAATCTTATCTATATGACCATCCATATAAGATACATCGTGTTTCATTCCACTAATCTTATCTATTTCAGCAATAATATCTTTAAAATCATCAACTAATACTACCGCCTCTTCATATTGATGTTGTGTTGCACTTTCCGCTTTGATTACCTCATCTTCAATTCTAAATACATTATCAGCAACCTGTGCAGCACTTCTAATCATT